CAGATTCTCGCCGTCGTAAAAAATTCTTGACACGCTGAGGAGAGGTTATGTTTCTGGAGAAGGTACTACCCCGAACAGGGCGGTACATGGCCGCTGCTGCCTGTCCTGCTCCGCCCGACAAAGGCGGGCCAAAAAGGTTGTGGTGGACGCACCGCTCTTTTGATTCCATAGAAAAGGCGATGGCCTACCTCCTTGCCATGGAGGAAAAAGGGTACACCGCCTACATGGCGCAAGCCACCTTCAAGGAAGAGGCGACCTCCCGCAACCGTGCGCAGGTCGAGGCCCTTCGCTCCTTCTTCGTCGATATAGACTGCGGGCCGGATGACCCGCGCAAGCACCCGGACCAACGGGCCGCTGCCTTGGCCCTCAAGGAGTTCATCGCCGAAGCCAAGCTGCCAGCCCCAGCCGTCGTGTCCTCTGGTGGCGGGCTATACGCATACTGGGCCATGGACGAGGACATGCCACCCTCGGTGTGGCAGGTGGTCGCGGTCCTGCTGAAGAAGGTCATGGCTGCCTATGAGTTCATCCATGACCCGACACGCACCGCGGATATGGTGGGGGTGCTGCGCCCACCGGGCAGCCACAACAACAAGCCTCACGTCGGTGGCAGAGAAGTCACAGCCCTCACTCCGGTCGAGCCGCACCGACTGGAAGACTTTGTTGCCCTACTGGAAGCAGCGGCGAAGCGCCGAAGCATAGCAACCAACGTCTCCGCCCCAGCCAAGGCGGGCTCGGAGTGGGATGACTACAGCATCTACCAGCCGATCCCCTCACACCCGGAGAAGATCGCCGACAAGTGCGGCCAGATCCGCGTCATGCGGGACACGAAGGGCGACCTGCCCGAACCCCAGTGGTACGCAGCCATTGGTGTCCTCCGCCACACGGAGGGCGGGGATCAGATCATCCAGGAGTGGAGCTCAGGCCACGCCGACTACACCCCGGAGGCGACCGAGGCGAAGATCCTCCAGCACGAGAAGTCAGGAGCAGGTCCAACAACCTGTGCGTTCTTCGGGGGCCTCGACCCCAAGCCCTGCTTCGGCTGTAAGTACAAGGACAAGATCGCGTCCCCTATCGTGCTCGGTCGGCCCGAAGTGGTCCAGGCGCCGCCGCCGACACCGGAAGTCTGCCAGCCAAACCCGCCGTTCATTCGCTCAGAAGCGGGCCTGTTTGTGCAGGAGGGTGATCTCCAGGTCAAGTTCTATGACCTCGACCTGTACCCAATTCGTGTAGCCTACGACGAGAGCCTGAACTACGAGGTGGTCACTTTCCGACATCATCTGCCGCACGACGGGGACCACGAGTTCACCCTGCGCTCCTCGCTGGTGAACGACCCGCGCTCTCTGCTGACCGCTTTGTGGGACAATCACGTTCATGTAATAGGGAAGAAAGAGAAGGCCATTATGGTGAACTACATCGAGTCCTATACGCAGAAGCTACAGCGCCAGCGGAAGATGAGCCGCCTGCTGTGCCAGATGGGGTGGCGGGAAACCAACACCGGGTATGCCTTCGTGCTCGGGAAGAACATCTTCTACTCGGACGGCACCTCGGAGCAGGCCAACCTCGCGAACAACGTCCCTGCTGCCGCCGCAGCATACGAGGCAGTCGGCACCCTCGACGCTTGGGTAGAAGCAACTCGCCCGTTCGATGCACCTGGGGCTGAGCCCTACGCCTTCGCTCTCCTTGCCGGAGCGTTCGGCGCCCCGCTGATGAGGTTCACCGGGTACGAGGGAGCTCTTGTTTCCCTGGTCGGCAAGTCTGGTATTGGTAAGACCCTGGTGTCCCGCATGATCCAGAGTACCTACGGCCACCACTCCCGGCTGATGATGCTCCGTGACGACACACGGAACAGCCTGATGTCCAGGCTCGGGGTCTACGGCAGTCTGCCGCTGACCATCGACGAAGTAACCAACATCGAGGGGCCTGAATTAAGCGATCTGGTCTACCGAATCACCCAGGGCAGGGACAAGGCTAGGCTCACGAAGAACTCCGTCGAGAAGGCGAACCTGAACCAATGGAACACGGTCGCGGTGGTGAGCTCCAACGCCTCACTGGTCGAGAAGTTATCCGGGCACAAGATGGACGCCTCCGCAGAGATCAACCGGATCTTCGAGTACTACCTGTACGCGAATCCTGCCCTCGACAGGCAGACCTGCACGGCGATCTACCGTACCATCGACCAGAACTACGGGCTCGCAGGCATCGAGTACGTCAAGTACCTCGTCACCCACACGTCGGAGCACCAGCAAAAGATGGACCAGCTGGCCGAGCTCATCGAGCAGAAGGCTTCTATCGGCAGCGACGATCGTTTCTGGGGGGCCATCCTTGCGGCGGCGATCTATGGCGGGACCATCGCACACCACCTGGGGCTCATCAAGTTCGATGTCTCCAGGGTTCTGAAGTGGGGGATCAAGCAGCTCATCAACATGAAGGTATCCCGCACCGACCTCGCCGTCGACGCCATCTCGGCCCTCGGTCTGTATCTGGACGAGCATGTCCAGCAACGCCTCATCGTCGAGGTCGGCAACAATCCGAAGGCTGTCAAGAACGTCATCGACGAACCGCGTGGCAGGAGCTTGAATATCCGCATCGAGACAGACCAGCGGCGGGCCTACGTCAGCCGGGATTCATTCAAGACCTGGCTCACCAAGCGGCATGGGAACTACGACGCGATCCGCGACGAGCTGCTGCGGCTTAGCGTGTTGATAAACCCGAACAAACGAAAAGTCTTAGGGTCGGGTACTGGGTTGGCCAGTGCTGTCGTGCCCTGCTGGGAGATCGACCTGGAAAATCCGAACTTGGGCCAGGTCGGAGCTTCCATC